ACCTCTCCGGCCTCATGCATTCGGGGCAGCTCGCGCTGAGAAATCAGATCCACGCCTGGCGTGAGATCGACCAGCTCGAGGAGGTCCACGAGACCGGCTCCATCCCGCTGATTTTCGTCATCGCGGGCGGCAAGCGCTTCGGCAAAACCACGCTGTACCTGTGGGTCGCGTACGAGATTGCGGTCTGGTATTTCCGCAAATACGGCCGACCCGCCAAGATGCGCCTCACGAGCGCCTTCCAGCGCAACATCGACGAGATCGCAGGCTCGGTCGTCACGCAGGCCTTTAGCACCGCGCCCGACTACGCGGTGCCGACCTACCACGGCAAGCGCGGTATCCTCCCCGCCGGCTTGTACTGGCCCGAAGATGGTCCGACCGGCGGCGCACGGCTCGCGCTCGCGGGCATCGACGTCAACAAAGACGCCCTGCGCGGCCAGGAGAACGACTTCGACTTCGTCTCCGAAGCAGCGTTCATCAGCAATCTGGACTACGCGGTCCGAAACGTCCTCATCCACCAATACCAGCAGCGCCCCTGGGCGCGCATGATGGTGGAGAGCTCGGCGCCCGAGGACCAAGACACGGACTGGGAGCGCATCGTGATGCCCGACGCCAAACGGCGCGGCGCATTCGCAGAGGTGACGATCGAGGACAACTCGAAGCTCACCCGGCGCGAAAAAGACTACTGGATCGGCATGGCAGGCGGGCGCGGCAACCCGAACTGCGAGCGCGAATACTTCAATATCATTGCCGGCGACCCAGCCCTCAAAGCCTTCCCCGAGTTCACCCGCGAGCTCCACGTACGCCACTTCGAAAGGCCGAAGCACGCGTATGGGTTTGTCGCCGCAGACCCTGGCCAAGTGCACTTATTCGGGCTTATCTGGGGCGAGTATGACTTTGACGCTGACCGACTACTTATCCTGGATTCATGGGCCAAATCGAATGCAGGGTCCATGGAAGTCAGCGCTGTCTGCGCAGCACGCGAGTTCGTGCTTTGGGGTCGGTGGCCGGACGTTCGTATGCGCCGAATCCCTGCGCAGCACGACGGCGTCCACGCTGGATGGCGCGACCTTCTTCACGGCGACAAGTACGAAAAGCTAGCACCCGAGCTCCATCGCATGGCGACGACCCCGCTCGTCGATCGCCCCACAAGCGAGCGACGCCCAGGCGATTGGATCATCAAACCCATCCCCGGTGCGATCACCCCGTACTACGACCGACAAGGCTTTCACCTGAACCCCGCCGCGCGCGTGAGCGACGTCGACAAGCAGCTCATCCGCGACATCGACGAGCACTACGGGCTCGAGTTCTTGGCGACCACCAAGGAAGAGCTCACCACCATGATTCGCAACGTCCGTAACTGGCTCGGCGAGGGCCGGATGTGGTTCTCCCCCCACGCGGGTGCGGTCATCGACCACGTGCATTCGGCAAAGCGCGACAAACGCGGAAAACTAGCTGAACACGAGGTCTACGGACACTTCGACTTGGCCTCGGCGCTCGTTTACATGGTGCGTAAGGTCGAGCAGTATACGAATTCTCGGCCCCACCCCCCCGAGCACATTCTCCGTGAGTTCCCCGCCGGTGTCACCGTGATCGAACGCCTGCCTTGGATGCCCAAGGCTCCGCACGAGCTCGCCCTCGAGCACGCCCAGAACGCGGCGCACGGCATCCACCAGCGCGGCCGACTCAAGCTCTACGACGGTGGCCGAGGACGCAGATAGCCCATGACGATTGTCGACCTGTTCATCCATCTTTGGAAGGCCGCCGTGAGCGGCTTCGTTATCGCTCTCGTGCTCAACCTCTTCCGGGACAAGCCCAGCGCCGAGCGCGCAGCCGACCACGACGCGCGCGAGACCGCGGAGACCGCACTCGCGGCGATCGCGCGCTTACGGGAGGAGCTATCGGTGCTGCGCGGTGAAACGCTGCGCGACCGCGACGAGATTCGCGACGAGCTCACCAAGCAAGGCCGCATCCTTCAGCGCATGGGCACCGACGTCAAAGACGCGGTGGAACGCTGCATGAGCGAAGCCACCAAGATCACCATGCACATGGGCAACATGTCCCAGAAGAAATTCTGATGCCGTTTGTGTACGAAGAAAAACAAGCGCCGCCGCTGCACGTGCTGGTCGACTTCTACGACCCCGCGCACGGGCATGTCGCGGTGGCTCCGGACAGCTTCTACGAAGACGAAACGGTTGTGGGCTCCATCCTCGCTGGCACGAACAAGCAGCACAAGTACGTGCGCTACGGCGACGCCGTCATCACTTACCCGGGCACTCCGGCCGTCTACGACGCTATGCCTCCCGAGGAGCTCGGCACGTACTTCGTGCGCGTCGTGCCCGAAGCGAAGGCCAAGTCCAAAGCCAAACCCCCCGCGCTCGCCGAACGTTTCGCCGAGCCGAACATCGACGACATTTTGAAAGAGCAGACATGATCACCCAAGCAGACCTCGACAACTGGTTCGTCTATCACTCGCCGCGCCCCGGTCAGCAAAAGCGCTATGTGGCCATCCGGGAGGCGGCCAAAAAGCTTGCCGAAACCATCGTGAGCAATACCACCGCGAGCGCTGATCAGACGTACGCGATCCGCTTGGTGCGCCAAGCGGTCATGACGGCGAATCAGGGCATCGCTTGCGAGGATGAGCTGACCTCAGCGCAAATCGCGGCCGAGATCGGCGACTGAGCGCCATGTTCCAAGGTAGTACAAATGGTCGTGCGCCCGGCTGTTAACCGGGACTATGCAGGTTCGAACCCTGCCCTTGGAGCCAAAAACGTCTTCTCCGGGATAGAGCAGACGAGTCCGTGCCCGAAGTTCAGACAAACCCCAAAGACAAACACCAAGCCACCCAACAACCGCCCGCAGACCCCGCGCTCCGGCAAGACCTCAAGGACGCCGGCTTCGTCACGCATCGCGTGCCGCACATGGAATCGCCGTATTTGACGCGGTTTCTCGCGCCCGCGCATGAAGAGATCGAGGCCGCAGCGGTCTTGCTTCGCAAGCTCTATCCCGAGCTCTCCGAAGAGATCCTCACCGACTGCCTGTGCGATCGGCTCAACGTGGACGCGCTCAACAAGAGCACCGTGGTCTACGTCGCCGTGCGCAAGAGCTACGGCCGCAAACGCCTAAAGGAAGCGCAAACCTTCCGCGAGGACCGCGACGGCGCCCGCATCACCGTGCACACGCCGGTCGAAGAGCTCGCCCAAGACGTACACATCCTCGGCCCCGTGCGCGCGCGTGACCACTGGAACGAAGGCCAAAACGGCTGGTCCAGTGAGATCAACCGCTCGAGCTTTCTGAACGCCATCGGCGCGCTCGCGACGCCTTGGGCCGTCATCCAACCGGATGCGCCGAGCAAGAAGCAGGGCGAGCTCCCCAAGTACATCATGCTGCAGAGCTGCTGATGGAAGAGCCCACGCTCAAAGACGCCGCGGCGCTGATCGAGCGCATGAAGACCATCCGGCCGACTTGCGCGTTTTGCGCGCAGGAAAGCTACGACTGGCACAAACTGCGAACTGCCGAAAGTCAGCAGAGAATGCTCGCGGTCGGCTGGGAGCAGGAACCTCACCAGGCTTCGTACGTCCTGCGTTGCTATCCGTGCCGCGACACCGTCAAGTACCCGTGGGCCGCGAAGCTCGACGCGGAACGCGTGCTCGCGCACATGAAGACCAAAGACTCGGTCTGGTGTTTGGACGAGCTCGAAGCATTTGTTTGAAGTCACTGCGCTCCGGGATGAGGGCAGTTTCGTGTGTTGGGTCAAGAAAACGTAGTTCCATTCGATCAGCTCGGCGCTGCCTCCGATCTCAGCGACCCGCTTCGGCCTATCGACCCGGAAGAAGAGCCGGTCATCGACCCGTCCCAGATTTACTGGGCGCGCAAGTCGGGACCGGACTTCATCTCGGAGATCAAAGCCAAAGAAGAGGCCTTCTTCGAGAGCGCGCGTAACCGCGGCCTGCTTGCGATGTGGGTCGTGGCCTACGCCGCCCACCACGGCCTGACGCCGGACGACCTGCGCGACTTCGCGACGCAGACGATCGGATTCAGTGGCAACGAGCTGGAGCTTCTGCGCTTTCACCTGAACCTGATTCGCCCGTACATCCGACATCAGACGTCTTTGGCGCTGGGTGAGCCTGCAGCGTTCAAGGCGCTTGTGAGCAACAGCGACCACCGCTCGTTTGCGAAGAGCGTGCTCACCGACAAGATCATCAACTCGCTATACAAGCGCTACAGCGCGCCGCTCGACATGGACGCCGCGGAGGGCGACGGCGTCTTTGGCCTCGGCGCAACGCACTACCGCTGGGACTTCCTCGGCGGCGACGACATGAAGGTGCCGCGTGACATCCAGCTGGAGGACGGCACCACGGCGCAGCATTTCTCGATCGAGAAGTCGGGCGAGCCCATCGTCACCGTGGTGTACCCGTGGGCGCTTGTTCAAGAGCCGCGGGTCGCCGGCGAGCACCAGTGGCGCATGGTCCGCGAGCTGGATAACCGCTGGAACTTGATCGCCAACTTCCCGGCGAAGCGTGACGAGCTTTTGGCGGTCAAAACCGACTACGACCGGTACGACTTCGGCACGCTCTTTCGCCTCGAGGAGCTCTACTACAGCTCGAAGGACCAGCTCACCGTCAAGCACTTCTATCACCGTCGCTGCGCCGCGGTGCCCGAGGGCCGCTACGTGATGATGGCGGGTGACGTGATTCTCTGGGACGGCCCGTGTCCGCGCAAACGTGGCTTGCCCATCGCGGTGATGCAGTCGGGACGCTTCATCGAGTCGACGTTTGGGTATGCGGATGCGTGGGACCTCATCGCGATTCAGCAAGCGTTGAACCAGGTCAACAGCGATGAAATGCAAAACTACGCGACCTTTGGTCGTCAAAGCATCGCGATAGAGAAGGGCACTGAGGTCACCCTCGATGCGCTCGCTCAAGGTACTGCGTTTTACGTCCCTCCCAACGCCCAGATGCCGAAAGCAGTGCAGCTTGCTGCTGTACCGGCGACGCTTCCGGATCTCAAAAGCTATTTGCACAAGATGCTGGACACGGTTTCCGGTCAGAACGCGGCCAGCCGCGGCGACCCGGACCCCAACGTCCGCTCTGGAGAAATGAACGCGCTGCTCGACAGCATCGCGATTCGCTACCAATCGTTCCGCCAAGACGCCGCGCGCAAGTTCCGCATCGACGGCGCGCAAATCATCCTAGACCTCATCACGCGCTACGGCGAAACGCCGTTCTTGGTGGACATCGCCGGCATCGAGCAGCGCTCGTACGTCGCCGAGTTCACCAAGGAAGACTTGTCCGGCGTGCAGCGCGTCGACATCGAGCAAATCAGCCCGCTCATGCAGTCGACCGCAGGCCGTCTGCAAATCGCCACCGCGCTGCGCAACATGCCCGATGAAGATCGCGCGGCGACCTACGAGATGGTCACCACCGGCAACACCACGCGCTGGCTCAAGACCGAAAACAGCGCCGAGATGCTCATCCGCAAGGAAAACGAGCGCCTGGTCACCGGCGAAGGCCTCGTGCCCGTCATGCCCGGCGACAACCCCTTCAAGCACTGGCCGCTCCACAACGCCATGCTGGAGCAGTTGATGGCGGCGGACGTCCCCGACCTGGAGGCGATCATGCGCGTGCGGTTGCACCTGCAGGCGCACACGGAAGCGTATTTGCAGCTCAACCCGCTGGTCGCGCAGTTCCAGCAAATCCCCCCGCCTCCGCCGATCGTGCCGAATCCGATGGCGCCGCGCGGCAACATGACCTTCGAGTTCATGCTGGCCACGGGCCAGCTGCAAGGTCTCGGGCAGCCGCAGCAGCAGGGCGCCAACTCAGGCGCTGCCAACCCAGCGCAGGGCGGTGGCGGCATGCCCGGCGCGCAGCCGCCAGACGGCGGTCTAAGCGCGCAGGCGGCGCCGAGCGACCAGGCCACCATGCAGAACAGCGGAGACGTCTCGGGGCAAGTGGCAGGCCCTACCGGCGCGTCTGGCAACGGCACACCGCTTCCTCAGCCAAGCTCGCCACCGGCGGGCGCCATGCAGTGAGTTTGATTTAATCGACATGCTTCCAACGAAGTCTTTTGCCAACCATCTCAGCGGTGCGCGGCGCGATTCCAAATCGCTCGGAAAGCGCCTTCCAGGTCCAGCCTTCCGCTCGGAGGCGTCTCAGTTCGACAACGCCTCGCTCGTCGAGTTTTGCGGAGGGCTGCTGGGTGCCCCGACGATATCCGTGGCTCGCCGCGGCCCGGCGTGGCTTGTACGGTTTTCTGGGGCCTGCTCGATGGCGCCTCTTGGCATGCATGTCGAGCATGTTGTCCGCCTGAGTGCCGAGGAACAGACACGCGGGGTTGCAGCACGGCGGATCGTCGCACGAATGCAGGACTTCGACTCCGTCTGGGATCGGACCGTTGGTGACCGTCCAGGCGAAGCGACTCGCAATCCATCGCCCAGACTTGCACTTCTTCGAACCGTACTGACCGTAGCCGTAGCGATCTTTGCTGCCTGTCCAGGGCCAGCATTCGTTGGGTCCTCTGATGTCGACCTTCGCCCAAAAGCGGGCGATAACACGTTCATCCATGGGAATAGCTCTCCTGTGGGTCGTGACCTCGGACGCCTGCAAGCGTCGCGAGGTCTTAGTTTTTAGCACAACCGCTCCCTGGAGCGGGGGGCTGAAAGTCTAGAGCAGGATCGTATGAGTGACCAAGGGGGCGCAGTTGCGCTCAATCAAGGCGGCGGAGGAACCGGTCAAGGCGGGTTCTCTGGCCAGAGTAATCAAGGCTACGCGCAGCCCGCGCCCGCTTCACAGCGCGCACGGGTCGGCGAGTTCAGCGCGTTTTCCGCGCAGGGCATGCCGCAGTCCGCGCCGCAGCTCTCCCAAACACCGGGCGCTGACGGTCTGCCCGGGCAGTCGATTTCGCTGCAAAACGCGCAGGTGATCGATCGGCCGCAAGACCCGAACGACCCGTTTTCGCCGCTCGACAACGGCCTAGACGCGCAATCCCAAGCGCTCGCTCTAAGCGATGGGCCTGACCCGCTCGCGCCGATCGCGCCCGAGGAAGAGCAGCCGCTGCAAGCACAGACCATCAACGCGGAGGAAATCCGCGCGTGGCTAAACCAGCGCCAACAGTGGATCGAGAGCGACGACTTGCCCGACGACTTCATGGGCAAGTTCGTGGCGCCGGTCATCAACGGTCAGCGCCGGC